CCTTCTTCTACAGTTACTATGTAGGGCAATTTTATTCCAGTTGGTTCACCGTCTGATCCAACTTCTTCAAAACCTTCTAAGTCTAAATTTACATGACACTCTAACAAAGTATACATTGTTTCTTGTCTACCAACTTTTTTAGTTCCATCTAATTCTTTTTCTTTTTTTTCAACAGAATTTTGCTCTACGTTTCCTGGAGGAGATAATTCAACATCTTTATAAAAACCATTAACTTGTTGTTTACGTAATTCGTTTTCTGACATTTTAATCATATGTATAATTGATTCTGCATCATCTAAACTTGTTGCTGTATATGGAACTACTAACTCATCAGCTGGTATAAATTTAGATACAACTCTACCCATAGGCACATCATAATAAACTTTTTTAAATGTAGAACCCGCAAGAGGTAAATGAAATAACATAGAATCAAACTCTGCTTCATACTCTTGCATCTCATCCATGATTAGATAATTCATGTAATCTTTTACACGAACAGCCTGTTGTTCTGTTGCTGGATTTTTTATACCTATGACTTGTGTTCTAACAGGTCCATCAGCTGGTAATAATTCTTTATAAGCTTGTGCTTGAAATTGTGTAACTGCTTCTGCTAACACTGGGTGTGTTGCACCACTAGCTCCTTGAAATGGTTCTGTTCTATTTTCATATTTAAATCCTAACAAATCTAATCCAGTTGTATAAGATTGTTCCCAATCTTTTCTTGATGATTTGTAATCCATGTAATTTTGCACCATGTCATTACCGATTGGTTCTAGAATATCGTCAGGTAAAAGTTCTGCTAAATTATCAAAATGATTTTCAGTTCCTGGTACATTAATTGCACCTGGTTCGTAATCAATAGTAGCACCACCATCTTCTTCTGGTATAACTTCTACTGGTCCTTTTGGGTCTTGTTCTTCTTCCTGAACAGCTATTTCTTGTATTTCTTCATCAGAAGGAATATCAATTTTATTTCTTGTGTTCGGGAGTCCTTTGTCTATTTCTGCCATATATTACTCCTATATATTCTTATCACGTTTTAATAGACCTGACAAGCCTTGTGAGTCAGGGTTCATTGATACTGTTTGTGGACCTTCATCTATGCCACCAGATAAACCTGCAATACCACCACCTGCTAAACCAAATGGATACATAAATTGATTTTCTTGAGAAAATGCTACAGCTGGATTATCTACAGCTCTTAAGTTTAATAAGTTTTCTTGCCTGCCCGTTTCAAATTTAGGAAACACTTTACCCATAAACACTGGGCCGCTAGATTCTAATTTTTGTATCTCTGCATCTTTTAACGCTTCTGCTAAATTTTTTTTATCTTCAGAAAATTTACCCGATGCCATATCTCCTATAATTGTATCTTCCATGCTTAATCCAACAGGTGGCTGACTCCTGTAATTTGTAAGAATTTCTTTTAATTTTTGTTGTTCGTCTTCTAAAGATTGTTGAGTTCTTATAGCTGTATCTCCTTGTAACATTTCATCATCAGGACCAACAAATGTATCTTTTGGTTGTTGATTTTGAAATTTAACTTGATCTGCTAAATTTTCAACTTTTAAATCTTGTTTTAAGATAGTATTTAATGTGTTGGTTTGTTTTAAAACATTTTTTATATTTGAAAGTTTATCATCTGTCATGCCTGGTAGTTTGCCAAATCTTTTTATTAACTCTTCATCGGGATTTATTTTTGTTTTTTCTCCAAGTGCATAATTAAATAAACTATCACCAACTGCTTCTTTAAAAGTTTTACCTGTTGTCAACATATCATAACCAACTAGTCCCCCTTCAGCTGCAACAGTAAAAGCTATTGCGGCAGGACCAAATAGACCACTTAATGTAAAGGCACTGCCGAGTGATCTACCTGCTTTTAAAATTTGTGTAGCTAACTTTGCATCATTAGAATCTAGTTTTGTGCCTGACTTAATTATTTTTTCTAATTTATCTCGACCTCTTTTTACACAATCACTACCTGTTGAAAATTTAACTCTACCTCCAAGTTGAAACTCTTTAGTAGGGCAACCAAACTTACCAAGTTGTTGAGTAATACTAGCCTCTAAAGATCCCATAGGAAGTGCTTTTGTTTCTAACACCACTCCTTTTTTAGCTAGGTCTTTTACATTTGCTTGTGCCTCTGGTGGTAATTTATCAAAATTATCTATAAAGTCTTTTGGATTTAATTTTTCTCCAGGAGTATATTTTATAACAGGTGTCTCTACTTTATTTTTCTGTTGAAAAGCTAGAGATTTTTTATTGAACGCTTCTACTTCTTGTATTGTTGCCGTGCCATTTAAAACTTTTTTAAACAATTTAGAAAAAGGACCATCAATTTGTATGTTCTTTTTTTGATTTATATTTTTGTCAATTACTTGTCCAAACTCTGTATAACCTGGTGCATCTTCAAAAGTAGCTGAAACACCCATGACCTCATCTAAATTATAAACACCAGAGTCAACTAATTTTAAAACATTGTTTCTTAATTTAATAAGTTTAGGTCCTTTTGTTTTTAAAAGTTTATCTCTTATCTGTAGTTTAGCATCTCGAAGAGTTCCCGATGCAAACTTACCCCATTGATCTTGAGATGGAAACTCCGATAAAATATTATTTAATTTTTCAGTAGCAGGTATTTTGATACCTTTTACATCTTCAAAACCTAATAAGAATTGTTGATATCTAACTAAATCATTTGCAGCCATAGTCATAGATTTAACATCAGACTTTCCGTAAAGAAGTTTTGATAGATTAGATATATTGCTTATATCCTCGGCGTCCGCCATTGCAATTTTATGTATTTCTTTTACAGGTTTTTGAAAAATTTTTTTCTTTTCTATTTTTTGAGTTTCAGTAAATTTATCTGCTTTTGCAATTGCATTTGTTGCGGCATCTGCTGTAGTAAAATATTTAACTATGGTGCTCTGTCCTTTTTTTCCTGATGGAAGTTGCACTTTAAATTTTGCATTCCTTGGAATATCTGGATTTATTTTTCTATCGTTAGCAGTGATAGGTCTAACTGTTTTGTAAATTTTTCTTTCACTAATATCTTTATATATTCTCTGTTCATCTTTAGTTTTAAATTCACTAGGTTTAACTTCTTTAAGTATTTTATTGTCTATGGCTTTAGTTAAAATTCTACCAACTACCGATTGATCTACACCTATTTTTTTACCAATATAATTTCTACCACCTTCTTTTTCAGAATATAATTTTAATATCTGTTTAATTTTACTTTCGTCTAATTTACCTGTGTAGTCCTCTGTAAAATATGTTGGAAATATTTCTTTAATTTTTTTATCAGAAATCTTAGGTGATCCTTTATCAAAACCAATTCGTCCACCTTGAGCATTGGGTCTTCTAAAATTTACATCAAAATCTTCTAACGTTTCACCAGGTTTAAGAAAAGAATCTGGTGATTGTTCAAGGTCAGGAGTGTTAACATTATCCTCATCAAAAAACTTCATAATTTCTATGATTTTAAAATCTTTCATTATTCTCCTAACATATAGGCGACACCACCACCTGCTCGTTTAATTTTTTTCTTAACAACAACTTCTTCTGAATCTTTTATAATTTCTTTAATGCCATCTTCTTCAATGCCTAAATCAACATTTTTCATCTTGCCATCCCCATCAGCTGTAATAGTTCCTTCTTCATATTTAGGACTAGTTTTAATCATATTTTCTTCTGGCACACCACCTGGTTCGTATTCTATAACTTCTTCTTTGTAGCCAGGTTGATCCGGATCACCTTTTCTTTTTGTAATCATTATCTCACCTGTTGTTGCATCTTCTGTTAATTCATAATTTTTATAATTGTATGTATTTTTTCTGTCACCAAGAGGTACACCTTCATCGCCAAATTTTTTAATTTTGTTTACAAGATTAAAAAAATATGCTGGTGGCGCATTTGCTACATCCTTAACAGATTCTTTTACAACCTGTTTAGTAATTTCTTTTCCACCTCCGCCAATCAAACCAGATTTAAGTGCAGTTATTGTTGCAGCAATACCACCTAGGACTTTTAAAAATGAACGTTTGCTTGGGCTACCAAGTTTAAATCCTGCACGTCCACCTTTTGCAAAAGATTTTTTAAGAACAAGTTGTATGTTTTCAAAATCTTTATCTGTTTTAATTTGAAACTTTTCACCTTTAGGATCTCCCATACCTAAGATAAAATTAACAGCATCTTTTTTTCCTATAGTATCTTTAAAAAGAGTATCGCCCTCTGGAGAAAGGACATCTATTTTAACTTTACCCTTATCTATTTCAGCGCCACCAAAAAATTTATCACCTTCAAGTAAACCAGTAATTCCATAATTTAAATCTCTTTCAGAAACTTTTATACCAGGGCCGACCTCTTGTTCGATTTCTCTACCACTAGCTCTTGGAAATAGTTTTAGTTCTGGTGTACCATTTTTAAATCCTGCACGTCCACCGCTAGCCAATCCTTCTATCAAAGGCTTGCCTTGCTTTAAAAGATCTACGACATCACCAGCGCTCAAACCATATTGTTCCATGACATAGTCTACTTGACCAGATTTACCAGATCCTAACATCATCTCTATATCTTTATCTTTAACACCAAATTTTTTCATTTGATCTACAAACTCTTCGACAGTGCCCTTAGCATCTTTGCCTGGTGTAGCACTAATGTTTAATTTTTTCATTTCTTCATCAAATTTTGCTGCTCTTGCAAGCGGTATCGCATCTTCACCACTTCTAACATTTATATCTCTACGAAACGGAAATTTTTTCGATAACATAAATTCTCTTGCAATATCTTTATCTCTCATCACTTGATTAAATATACCTGTAAAATCACCTTTCTCAGTAGCTTCAGCTATATTTTTTTTAATAGACTCGTCTGTATTTTTTTTAATAGACCCTTCTGGTCTCATTGGTTTAAAACTTTTTACGATTCTTTCTAAATCTTCTAACGGACTATCTGTTAATTCTTCACCACCTATAATTTTATTAGGGTCGCTTATTTTTTTTCCTTTTAAATCAAAAACTGTAGCGCTATCTTTTTTACTGAGTGTTTTACCAAATTTTTCTTTAAATACCTGGTCTTCTATATTTTTAACAAACCCTAACGCTTGGTTTAAATCTTTCTCTGTTTTAATTAAATTGATATCTAACCCTAAATTTTCCATTCTAGTCTTTAAAGCATCATATGAAAACTTTACGGACTTAGCAGAACCTATAGCTCCTTTTTGTTTAAAAAGTTGTTTTTGAAGATACTTTTTTACAATTGGGTTCATTAATAATAATTCCTTTTAGTTTTTTCGACTTTATCGTCGATATAGTCTTCAGGGTGACCGATCAGACCGCCCTGTCTGAATCGCATGATTGCTTGTGTTGTTGAGTCAACTAAGTCATCATGATCACCATAAGGAAACGCAGCGCATTCTTCAATGACGTCGTCTGCAAATTTCTGCTCAGGTGCCCATATCATACCAGATTCAAACAAAGGTGCAACAGCATTTACACGTGCATGCTTGTCATTTCCTTTACTAGGTGTAAAGTTAACAACAGGTATATCCATTTGTCTAAGTTCGTATGTTAAAGGTAAACCAGATGCTTTTGCTTCTATAATTACAGATTCTGGTTGCCAATAATTATATTGTTCAAGAGCCAATCTTCGTAGTTCAGGAAACTCATAACGTCCTTTTACTGCATCTAATAGTATTAAATTAGCTGGAGAATCTTCTGTTGGATAAAAGATTCCCCAGGTTGTTATAGCACTATAATCAGCTGTCTCCTTTTTTAAAAAAGCAGTATCGTAAGATTGTATAACATGTTGTAGATGTGGAATATTTTCATCAGTATATTTCATCCACCACTCACGTTTTAAAATAGCTCCTTCTTCTGCTGTTGGATTCTGCATCCACTGCGCGTTCCATTTACCCGTGGGCAGTGTTGCTTGAACCTTTTCCAACTCATCTAACTTCCAATACTCTGGCCACACTGGTTTTGCTTTCTTTGATCCTTGGTCCAAGATTGCTGGAAACTCGACCACGTGCCATTGATCAGCTTTAGCTTCTTTTTGATTTTGTATTAGTTTACCTGTAAGATCCTTGTTAGACCATCGTGTCATAACAAGCACAATTTTACCACCTGGTTGTAAACGCTGACGTGGTCCTGAAGTGTACCACTCATAAGCTGATTCAAGAGCCGTGGGACTTAAGGCATCTTGCTCGGAATGTGGGTCATCAATAATTAGTAAATCAGCACCCCGACCAGTGATGGCACCGCCCACTCCAGCTGCAAAGTATTCTCCGCCTTGTGCTGTTTCCCACCTACCAGCGGCTTTACTATCTTCTTGTAATCTTGTTTTAAAAATTTTTCCGTAGTCTTCACTATCAATTAAGTTCTTAGCTTTAC